CCCGAGCATCACCGAACACCCGAGCATCACCGTACACATAAGCATTATCGGACACCCGAGCATCACCGGACACCCAAGCATCACCATACACCTGAGATAAGTTTTCCTCAGACTCAACATATCCACCCAAATCACCGGCAGACACTAAAGAACCGACATCAACAAGCGCTTTAATTCGATAGAGTGTTTTACCTGCTACAGTTTTTGTATCTTCTTTTACAAGTTCGTATTTCATTTCTTATCCCCCGTTACGGCAATCACTGCCACTATTGCAACCACCACAATGACAAGCACAGCAGCGCTGCTGCTACTTCATTTTCTTTATCTTGTTTAATCATTTCTTTACTTTCTCCAATCTTTTTAGCCATTGTTCAAATTTCTCATCTGTGGCACTTTGTTTTGAGCGTACTAACTTCTTTTTGATCCTGTACTTCTCCAAGTATTCAGGGTTTGTTCTATTCCTTACACGCCCCGTAGGTGCTTCAAAGATAGGCCAAGGTGCATTAGGTGCTAAGACAGTTTTGTATTGAATCATTTATATATCCCTTGTCACTTAAGTGACACTTTGATTAGAGTTAAGACAATCACCAATAGAGCTATTGCCATTTCTTACCCCTCATACATTCCTGAATGTCAGGCCAAACCTTGTCCCATCCATGTAAGACAAAAAGTTCACAGATTTCATTGATTGTGTGGACATAATGTGCCTCTTGTTGTAAAGACACAACATCTTCGTCTTGTTCTTCTTGTTCATCAACATGGTTTTCCTCCATGTCTAAAGACAATGCTTTCATTTTTCCCATGCTTCCCCCTTTACTTTAATGTAGGTTTAAAGATAAACAATAAAGTAGTATTTACTTTAATGTATTCTTTAACGTCATAGAAGTTCTTAAACTTCATAGTCATCACTAGAGAACTTCTCAGTACTACATAGTCCATATAGTGCATCATCGTCTTCTAGGGAAACCTGTGAGTCCAGATCATCACAATCTAGCTCTTCATCAAGGTCCTGTTCACTCATGAGGTCTATTCTGTCGATGGTGGGCACAAAGGGCTTCACATCTTCAAAACAAACCTTGCATAGGTCGATAAACTGGAAAGTGTTTGCGTTTCTTCGTGTGCTCTCAAATTCCGTTAAAAGTCTGTCACAGGCTGTACAATGAATTTTTCGTTCCTACCCTTCTCCGTTTATGGTGTTGTTACTTTGATGGCCTTCTAGACCCCTTTAAAGCCCTTACAGAGGTGATTCCTCATCCAGTGAGTCCCTGTATTCCTTGGTTTGTTCAGCAGTCCAAGGCTTAAGCGGGTTTTCCTGAGTTGGAAATGGCCAGTTATCGTTACTCATGTTGTTTTGCTCCACATAGAAGGAAACGTACCCAAAGGGTTATCGCCCAATAAGCACTTTTGTTTTTCAGGCGCTCCAAATGAATTATGCAGTTTTTCTAGCTCAGCTAAGATTTTGTTTACATCTTCAAGCCTGCTATCACCTTTAGACAATAAATGCCATACATCGTACAGACAATCTTCCGCATGAGCCACTATGTGTTGAATTTCATTGTAATCTGTCATATATCACTCCCCCAAATCATAGGTCAAATTGTCCAAAGTATCAGCGAAGTTATCCCATTCCCGATAAAAGTCTAAGTCATCAGCAACGGCCAATTTAACCATCACTGGTGAGTACTTTTCTATTAACTTTTTAGCTTCAGTCAATAAGTACAATAGCTCGTCACGTGTTGACACTAGTTCATCACATAAGGGATTGCCTTCAGCCCATAAACGACGTTCTAAAGATATGAATTCTTGATTGTTTAACATGGTGTAACCTCCAATAATGTTTCATTACGCCAAGGGTAGCGCGTGAGTTTAGACAAAATGATGCACCCTTGATCGTGGGTGACTGGTGTACGTGTCATAAACACAGTCTCACCACAGTTTTTCATTTTAGGGTCAGTGACAATGACCACGACGTGATAAAGCCTCATTTTGTTTCTCTCCGTTCAATTTCTGACTTAGCGCGATCAAGGCCATTAGTGCCGATAAAGCCAATACGTGCGCACCGTTCACTGTGTGTAATGGTTTTACGGTAAACCTCATAGCCTTTAGCGCCTAAGTCTAAAACCCAGTGTTTGTTTGTCTCATAGACAATTTGAGATTCTTTAATCATGATTAAGCCTCGCAGTAATCGTTGATCAAGTGCTGGGCAATCTCACGCCAGTTCACATCGGATAGAAAAGCCAAGGCGTAATCACGTGCTAAACCTTCTGGGCTAGATTCCTCGATCCATTCCTCCGCCCATTGTTTAACCGCTCGGCCTAATTCGTAAGGCTCAGGCGTTTCCCCCTGATCGTCAATACGGCAATGCCAATCTGAGCCGTCAATCATTTCTAAATTGACGCGCCAAGTAGCGTAATTTGTCCAACCATTGTATTTTGTATCGTTTGTCATCGTGTTTACCTTACTGGTTTGAGTTAATGAGACTGAGTGAATGGATAGTGTAGCAGGTCTTAAGCGGTTAACCATACCACGAGAATAGCGATAAACCCTAACACATAAATGATTGTGTCTGTTAATTGATTGTCTTTCATGATCTGATCCTTTGTTGATGAACAGATAGTATAAGCCACAATCTAAAGATTCTTTGAATTATTTTCTAGGGACAAACCCTATGTAAACTTTGGTATTTGGCTGAGTACTTTGGTGTCTCAGGTAGTACTTTATAGGTGCATCATAGTCCCTCACTCTTATCCTTTACTGACTGCTCAGTCATTAGTGATATCGTTATGTTTTATAACTATATTGAACTAGACAGCATACTGACTATCAGTGTACTTTGTAGGTACTTGATAGGGGGGGAGGGGTAGCTCAAGTGTTTTACTTTTGTGGGAGCCTCTACGACACACAAAAAAGAGCATGGAAGAGTGTCTCCTAAGTACACAAAAAAGTAGAATAAAGAAAAGAGACATCATGACTAAAAAGTCTAATGAAATCAAAGAAGTTAACTATTTAATTGGGGACAGGTTAGATCATTGGAGAAATGGCAGCGGAGCGTAGACTACAAAGTGTGCACAGGAGCCCTGACATAGTCCTCTTGAGGTGCTACTATGTGGACACAAGAGCCCTATGAAGATACGGTGTAACATAGGAGACAGTACATGTAAAATAAATATAAATAAAGCTTGACTTCTTAGAAAAGACACCTATAATGCTCATTGAAGGTTATCCTTCCAAGAACTCAAGTGAAGACTTTGTAGACAGGCTACTCAGTTAATACAGGAAGTTTCTAAGTAAGTTACTGCTAAGACCTAAGTTTCTACAATGTGGACACAAGAGGGCATAAGTAAGTATATACTTCACTTAGATTCTTGCTTATAAGGCTTTTAAGCCGTAATGTTAAATTACATAGATCTCTATAGTACTCTAAGTAGTACTACGCATGAGGATTGACTCTGGGGGTTCTCAGAGTAGGCCAACAGTCCTCAGCCGTTGTATTACTTACTGTACCCCCTATCATTTATATCATCTCCGTATAAGGACAAAGATGACCACAGAACTAGAACCTCAGCGTCGTAAAGCTGGTAGACCCAAGAAGGGTGAAGTAGTAGCCAAGAAGTCTAAGAACAGAGGTACGTTAGGTCGTCCTGCTGGTGATAAGGCTATCATGGATGAGTTTAAAGCTAGGATGCTTAACTCCCCCAAGTCAGTTAAAGTCTTAGAAGCTATCTTTGATGCGGCTCTTAATGATGAGCACAAGGCCCAGAGTGCAGCATGGAAACTAATTGTGGACAGGATCGTACCTGTATCTTCCTTTGAACAAGTCAAACAAGGCGGTGGTGCTCCTAGCATTAGCATTAATATCACTGGGCTTACTTCGCCTACTATCAATGCTGAGGAAGTTCAGTACGATGTTACGGACGTGGAAGTCAAGGATGCCAAGGAATGACGGCTCTTAACTTTGAGTTACTGAAGTGGCAGCAGGAGGTCTTCAAGTCCTCTAAGCGCTTTAAAGTGGTTGCTGCAGGGCGTCGCTGTGGTAAGTCTAGGCTTTCTGCAGTGACCCTGCTCATTGAGGCTTTAAACTGTCCTGAAGGCTCTGCTGTGATGTACATAGCGCCCACCCTAGGACAAGCTAGAACTATTATGTGGGACTTGCTGAATGACCTAGGTCGTCCAGTAATTAAGTCTTCCCACGTTAACAATCTTGAGATCACTCTGATAAATGGCAGAAAGATACTTGTACGTGGAGCTGATAACCCTGACTCCCTACGTGGTGTGTCCCTCACCTATGTCGTATTAGACGAATGTGCCTTTATCAAGGAAGACACTTGGCAAAAGATTATCCGAGCTTCTTTGTCTGACAAGAAAGGTAGAGCTTTATTTATCTCTACCCCTAGTGGTCGTAACTGGTTCTATGACTTGTTTCACTTAGGTCAAGAGGAACAGGACGAAGAGTGGCAGTCATGGCACTTCACTACTCAAGACAACGAGACTATTGATCCTAAAGAGATTGAAGCAGCTAAACGTACACTAAGCTCCTTTGCCTTCAAGCAGGAGTACTTGTCTTCCTTCGATACAGCAGGTAGTGATCTATTCAAAGAAGAGTGGCTCAAATACAAGGATGAACCCCAATATGGTGATTATGTCATTGCAGTTGACTTGGCTGGCTTTGAAGATGTGGCTAAGAACGCGGGAGCCTCTAAGAAGCGTTTGGATGAATCAGCGATCACTGTCTGCAAGATACTAGACAACGGTGACTGGTGGGTTAAGAAGATCATTCATGGTCGTTGGGACATTAGAGAGACTGCCTCCAAGATCCTCCTAGCTGTCAAGGAGTACCAGCCTGTAGCTGTAGGTATTGAGCGTGGAGCCTTGAAGAATGCTGTAATACATTATCTTCAGGACTTGATGAGAAAGAACAATGTGTACACACACATCCACGATCTGACTCACGGAAATAAGAAAAAAACAGATAGGGTTGTCTGGGCTCTACAGGGTCGCTTTGAGCACGGACGTATCTCCCTCAATAAGGATGAGGACTGGAAACAGTTTGAAGATCAGTACATCATGTTCCCTGCCACAGGCGTACACGATGACTTGATTGACTCCCTTGCTTACGTGGATCAATTGGCTATGTCCAACTACCAGCAAGACTACGAAGATGATGACCACGAAGTTTTAGACATTATTTCAGGATATTAGATGGCTGAAGATTTAACACAACCTTATTTTGGAAATCCTAATCTTGCTCGTCAAGGGGAAAAAGCGCGTCAGTTAGCCCAGCAACGAAACGCTGAGTCGTTACCAGATCCACGCACGTATGGTTTTGTACAAGGTTTATTTGGTACTACTCCAGACCAGCTAGGAATGAGTGTGCTGTCTCCCAATACTGCACCAGCTAAAGAAGCTGCTTATTACGGGAATCAGCTTACAAATGCCTTTGGTGTTATGCCAGCAGTAGAACAAATAGGTGTTGCAGCGTCCGCGCTTAAAAGAGCTAAAGCATGGCAAGCAGCACAATCTGCTAACACCTTTAATAGGAACAGTTCTGGTTATGGGTTTGGCAGGCTTGTGGGCTATCCTCAAGAAGCTGGCACACCTGTTGATAAGCTTTTCTCTAATTTTGCAGATAATCTTAAAACAGACTCAGCCAAGGAACGTTTTCGAGAAGATATGCTTAAAAGAGCAGCTTCGTTCCCTGAGTCTAAAAATAACATATCTTCCTCGTTTGACTTCAAATCTTTTAATGGAATATTAGAAACAAATCCTAGAACAGGTGCTACCCGTGTTTTGATTAAAGATGGTGAAAAAACGGTGGCGGCTGCTAAGATGGACAAAGGGATGGTAGATTCTATTGCTGTAAGCCTAGAGTACAAAGGGCAGAGTCTTGGGGCCGATCTTCTTCGTTTTATTGATGATTCAAAAATTGGTAACATTTATGAAGTCCCAGACCGTTCACCCGGTTTTGTAAAGATTCAAAAAGAAGTGTTAGCTGAAAGAGGCGTACCTTTAACTAAACCAGCAGAAACAGTAATTAACCCCGCCTATCAAGATCCAATGGGTTTTTCAATCAAATAAAGAAATACTATGAATGGACTGTACAGTAACATTAACGCTAAAAAGAAACGTATCAAAGCTGGCTCAGGTGAGACCATGCGTAAAGTAGGCAGCAAAGGTGCTCCTACGGCTCAGGACTTTAAAGACTCAGCTAAGACTGCTAAGAAAGTTAAAAAGAAATAACTTGACAAAATACTACTTTTAGTGTAGTATCCGCATTAATTAAATACAAGGCTACATTACATGGCTGAAGAAAACATGAACAGCGACGACCCTCTCTTTCCGGACGATACGTCCTTTGAAGAGCCCTCAGAAAGCGACAAAGAGCTAGTCTCTTGGGTGATGGATCACTGTGAGCGCTGGCGTGATTGGCGCGACAGTAACTACATGGATAGTTACGAAGAGTATGAGCGTATCTTCCGTGGCCAGTGGCAAGCCTCCGATTCCACTCGTGAGTCCGAGCGTAGCCGTATCATCTCCCCTGCTACTCAGCAAGCTGTAGAGACATCTCACGCTGAGATCATGGAAGCTATCTTTGGTCAAGGTGAGTACTTTGACATCAAGGATGACGTTAAGGACGTTAACGGCTCTCCCATTGATGTAGCGATGCTTAAGACCGTGATGATGGAAGACTTCGCTAAGGACAAGATCCGTAAGTCTATCGACCAGATTGGCTTGATGGCTAAAATCTATGGTACAGGTATCGGTGAGATTGTTGTCAAGACAGTCAAAGAGTACACCCCGTCCACACAGCCTATCCCCGGTGTGACAGGGCAGGCAGCTATCGGTGTTGTTGAACAAGACCGTATCTCTGTCTCTCTTAACCCTATCAACCCTAAGAACTTCTTGTTTGACCCTAACGGTACGTCGGTGGATGACTGTATGGGTGTAGCGATTGAGAAGCCTGTAAGTTTGCACAAGATCGTAGCAGGCATGGAGTCAGGCATCTATCGCAAGGTAGACATCTCTCCTTACACTGACAACGACACTCTAGAGGCTACTCAAGAGCTTCGTCAGTTCCAAGACGGTAAAGCTACCATGCTTACGTACTACGGCTTAGTGCCTCGTGAGTACTTGGAACAGAAAGAGAATGATGGTAAAGAGGTCATGGATCTCTTCCCTGAGGACTCTGCTGCTGATGACTACTCTGACTTGGTAGAGGCCATCATCGTCATCGGTAACGGTACTCTTTTGCTCAAAGCTGAAGAGAATCCTTACATGATGAAGGATCGCCCTATCATGACGTATCAGGACGATACAGTCCCTAACCGCCTGTTGGGTCGTGGTGTGGTCGAGAAGGCCTACAACATGCAGAAAGCCATTGACGCACAGTACCGCGCCTATTTGGACTCTCTAGCCCTTACAACCTCCCCTATGATCGCTATGGACGCTACACGCCTCCCTCGCGGTGCTAAGTTTGAGGTTAAGCCCGGTAAGGCTCTCCTGACTAACGGTAATCCTTCAGAGATCATGATGCCGTTTAAGTTCGGTACTACTGATGGTAATGCTCCAGCGGCAGCTCAGAACTTTGAGCGTATGTTGTTGCAAGCCACTGGCACTATGGACACCAACGGCATGATTAGCCAAGTGTCTCGTGATGCGTCCCAAGGTGGTATCTCGATGGCTGTAGCTTCTTTGATTAAGAAGAACAAACGTACACTGACTAACTTCCAAGAAGATTTCTTGTCTCCTTTTATCAAGAAGGCAGCTTTCAGGTTCATGCAGTTTGACCCTGAGCGTTACCCTTCTGCTGACTTGAACTTCGTACCTTTGGCTACTTTGGGCATCATGGCCCGTGAGTACGAACAGTCCCAGTTTATTGCTCTGTTGCAGACTCTCGGCCCTAACACTCCTGTGTTGCCTTTGATCTTGAAGGGTGTGATTCAGAATTCTTCTCTGAGTAACCGTGCTGAGATGATTGAAGCTCTTGACAAGATGGCTCAACCTGATCCTCAGGCTCAAGAGATGCAGAAGATGCAGCAACAATTGGCTCTCCAAGCTGCACAAGCTCAGATCGCTGTTAACGCTACTCAGGCTGAACGTAACAAGGCTGAGGCAGCTAACACGATGATGGAGACTCAGTTGAAGCCTCAAGAGGTTCAAGCTAAGATTATTGCATCATCTACAAATAATTTGTCTAATAATGATGATTTAGCTAGCAGAGAGTTTGACAGACGTGTTAAAATAGCGGACTTAATGCTTAAGGAAGCTGATATGAAGAACAAGTCAAAGATTGTTGAACTTCAGATGAGCAAGCAAAAGCAAGACAGCATGACTTCAGAGGCTGACTTCTTGAAACAACTCACTGAAAGCTTGAGCCAATGATACTTCAAGACATTGAGACCATGACTGACGCTGAGAAATTAGCGTTGGTTAAGGCTATTCAAGAGAATGTTGCATCTTCCAAGGCAAAGCAAGTGTCGTTGGAGACAGGTCAGTACGCTAAACTGGTAGTTGACGCTATCAAGAAGATCAAAGCTGACCTTGAAGAGCGTTATGCGGAGATTAGCGCTGAAATCACCTCAAAATCTGCGGCGATTAGAGATGGTAAAGATGGTATCAACGGCGCTAAAGGCGAAAAAGGTGATACAGGTCTGCGTGGGCTTGATGGAGCTAACGGCAAGGACGGTAAAGACGGTAAAGACGGTGTTGACGGACGTGATGGCAACGGTGTTCGTGACGCTCGTATCGACTTTGATGGCTCTCTCATCATTACCCTTGATAACGGTAACGAAATCAACGCTGGTGAGGTAGTTTCTCTCGATATAGCTGAGAAAATTAAGGTTATCGGTAACGGCGGTGGTACATCACAGTACGTATTAGACGCTATCGCTGCTTTGCAGTCCGATATTGCAGCTATTTCCCCTACTTTGGTCGTCACAGACACCTTTGTAGTAAGCTCACAAGCTGCTATGTTGGCTCTAACAGGAGCTGAAAAGGGTGATGTAGCAGTCCGTACTGATCTCAATAAGACGTTTATTCTCACTGACGATCCTTACTCTACACTAGGTAATTGGCAGGAATTACTCACTCCAACTGACTCAGTTACCTCTGTAGCTGGTCGTACAGGCACTGTAACGCTCTCAACTAGTGATATTAGCGGTTTAGGTACTATCGCTACTCAGGCAGCTAACAACGTAGCTATCACTGGTGGTACATCCTCAGGGGTTACTCACAATGGTGATACAGTTGGGACGTACTTAGACCACACAGCAGTCTCAGCTCCGTCTTATTTAGAGGGACGTGTATGGTATGACAACACAGCAAAAACATTTGCGTATTACAACGATGTCTCAGGTGTAGAAGTTCATATTGGCCACGATTTACAGTTTAAGGTAGTAAACAATACAGGATCAACGATTCCGAACGGATCTCCTGTTTATATTACAAGTACATCCAGTGGTCAGACTTACCCTAACGTGGCTCTTGCAAAGGCTGATGTTGCAGCTACGTCAACAGTCATCGGTTTGACTGATGGTGCAATAGCAAACGGGGCTGTAGGGTATGTAACCTCTATTGGAAACATTGATAACGTAAACACAGGTACATTTACAGTTGGGCAGGTTCTGTATCTCAGCCCCTATTCATCTGGTCAGTTGATGAACACGATTCCCCCAACAGGAATTACAGTGCAGGTAGGTACTGTTACTTTTGTCAATAGCTCCACAGGTCGAATTTACGTTAAACAGTCAACTCCGTTAAACGTACCTGCTTCGATTATCTCAGGTGCTGTAGCAGTCGTTAATGGCGGCACAGGAGCCACTACAGCCTCAGGAGCACGTACTAACTTAGGTTTGGTGATCGGTACTGATGTGTTGGCTCCTAACGGTAGCGCAGCTTCTCTGACTAACTTTCCTACTCTGAATCAGAACACTACAGGCAACGCAGCTACGGCTACTGTAGCCTCTACAACACCTAAGTTACTATCTACTAACTTCACTATCGAGGAATCAGGTGGTAAGTTGTTGTTCAAATACGGCGCTACAACGATTGCTTCTATGTCCTCCACTGGTGTAATCACTTCAGCTACCAATATTGTGTCCAACGGAACTCCTTGAGTTCCTGAACGGTACGCCGTAAACGGCTACACACCCTAACTAATTTTATCGGAGTCTTTTAATATATGGCACAAACTTCTCTTAATTCCACAGGCGTAGCTAGTTCAGGCGCCCTATCTCTCCAGAGCAACGGTACTACTGAGGCTATTGGTATCTCCACTGGTCAAGTAGCTACCTTGGCTAAGAACCCTATTCTCACGTCAGGCACAGCAAACGGCTTAGCGTTCTTGAACGCGTCTAAGGTGCTGACTACTGGTAGTGCGCTGACGTTTGATGGGACGAATCTGTCTTTGTTGCCTTCTGGCTATTCTGTTTTTGGCGCTTCATCTGCAGAACAAATGCGCCTAACCAGCACAGGTCTGGGTATTGGGACGAGTTCGCCGGGTGTAAAACTGGACGTGGCAAACACAAGCGGCAGTGTTGCTGCTCGTTTACGCTCGTCTGACTCTGGGTATTCTGAGCTGTATTTTGCAGATGTGTCCGATGGCGCGGCTAGTGCAATCAGCTACGAACACAGCACAAACCTGCTTCGTTTTTACAACGGCGGCAGTGTAAGAGCCACCCTCGACTCCGCAGGCAACCTAGGCTTGGGGGTTACTCCGAGTGCTTGGGACAGCACATTTGTAGGCTTTCAACTTGGGGCATCGTCAACAAGCAACGGCAACGCATCAATCTATTCCCAAAAGAATGGTGGTTTTTCTGCTGGTTTGATGACCAATGCGTATTACAACGGTGGTTGGAAATATGTTGCTTCGTCTAATCCAGCAACAAGGTACGAGCAAAACACCGGGTCAAACGCGTATTTTGCTTGGTTCACCGCCCCCTCCGGCACAGCAGGTAACGCTATTAGCTTTACTCAGGCGATGACGCTGGATGCTAGTGGGAATTTGGGTTTAGGGACAACAAGCCCTTCAAGCTACAGTAAATTTGCGGTTATCAATACTGATTATTCTTTTGGTACTTTTGGGACAACAAACGGAACTGCCGTAACAGTCAACATTGGTTCAAATAGCGTAACGCAAGGTGGATATGTAAACACAGTAACCAACCATCCTTTAATTTTTGGAACTAACAGCACAGAACGTGCCCGTATCGACTCCAGTGGTCGATTGCTTGTTGGGCTCACAACAACAGATACAACAAGCGGCGGTGCGTTTATTGATTCGGGTAATTCTCAGATTGTTTTGGGGCACGCAAGTGGTTCTTCTAGCGGTAATGGTTATGGTATTTTCCAATATGCTGGATCAACTCAAAACGGAACAACGGCTGTTGCGTATAACACCTCCTCCGATTACCGCCTGAAGAACATCACAGGCCCGATAACAACCTCTGGCGCATACATTGACAGCCTAAATCCTGTTGAAGGCACTTGGAAGGCTGACGGTTCTACCTTTGTTGGTTTGATTGCACACGAAGTTCAAGAAGCGTCACGAACCAATGTGGCTACAGGCGTCAAAGACGGCCAACAAATGCAGGGCATGGATTACTCTAGCGCCGAAATTATTGCCAACCTGATTGCTGAAATTCAATCTTTGCGTCAACGTGTCGCATCTCTCGAATCTAACTAAGGACACACCGTGAATCAAATCATTCAAGCCTTAAAGTCCAAAACAGTTTGGTACGCTATTGTTTTGGCACTGCTGTCAATCTTGCAAGGTAACTTGCAAGTGTTTAACCTTACCCCCGCTTTGCAAATGTATGCTGGCATGGCAATCGCTGCTGGCATTGTTGTGCTTCGTTTCCTCACTACCCAACCTGTTTCGGAGAAATAAATGAACATCACTTGGTCAATCACTCAAATGGATCGCCTCACTTCTGACGGTTTCGTTACTACTGTTCATTACAACGTAAGCGCAGTTGAACCAGATGGCACAGACGCTATTTACACTGCATCCACCTACGGCACTATTGGCTTTACGCCTATTGTTTCTGAAGTTGGCACTCCTGCAACACCTTTTGAATCTCTGACTGAAGCACAAGTAATTGCATGGGTCAAAGACAAGCTAGGTGAGGCAACTGTAGAGGCTTCATTGGCTGCACAGATTGAAGCACAGCGTAACCCTGTTAAGGCTTCTGGCCTGCCTTGGTAAAAACTTGAAATAAGTATACGATTTCTACGAAATCTATTGACAAAGTAGTTAAAATAGTATACATTACATTCTTATTAACTACTGAGTTCTCCTACGGGATTTCCCCTTTACATGGATAAAGAACTAGACTTATCAAAATTCTACGACGATGCCTTCGATATGATGTCCACTCAAGGGTGGAAGGATCTTATGGAAGACATCCTCAGAGTAAAGAATAGCTACGACAAACTATCTTCTGTCACGGAAACACATACTCTAGACTTTCGTCGGGGACAGATGGATATTTTGAACTGGTTATATGGCTTGAAGGAAGCCTATGGGCGTACCTACAAAGATCTTCAAGAGACAGGTGACATTTAAGTATGTCACGACGTATCTTTGAATTTGTTTGTAAGAACAACCATCGCACTGAAGCTTTTGTAGACGAAGAAGTCCACGCAACTCCTTGTAAGGAATGTGGCTCTGAGGCTATTAGAGTAGTAAGCGCACCTACCATGAAGTTAGAAGCTTACACGGGCTCTTTTCCGACTGCTTATGACGCATGGGATCGAAAGCGATCTGAGAAGATTGCTCAAGAGAAGAAGCAGAACTCATAAATACTTCCCTAGCCTGTAACAAGGTTAGCTTTGTTAGTATCGAGTTCTTATTTTAAATATAGATCTCCTAGAACCACATTTATACGTGGCAGGAAAAGGAATTAGTATGTTAGTAGATGAAACTGAAGATAGTACTTTAATTGGTGAACTCGACGTAGTTGAACAACTCACCGCACCGCCCAAGATTGAAGAAGATCACGCTAGTGCAGACACAATCCCTGAGAAATACAAAGGGAAGTCAGCTCAAGAGATTATTCGGATGCACCAAGAGGCTGAAAAGCTCATTGGTAAACAGGCACAAGAAGTTGGCGAGGTTCGTAAACTTGCTGATGAATTGTTGAAACAAAGTCTATCAAACAATAAACCTGCTGCACCTACTGAAGTAGAGCCTGAAATTGACTTCTTTGAAGATCCACAGAAGGCAATTCGTAATTCTATTGATAAGCATCCCGATGTTCTAGCAGCTCGTCAGAGCGCCCAAGAGTTTCGTAAGATGCAGATTCAGCAGAAGTTAAATCAAAATCATCCTGACTTTGGTAATATTGTTCAAGATCCTGAGTTTGCGGAGTGGGTAAAACAATCTCCCGTTCGCCTTGGGTTGTACGCAAAAGCCGATGGCGAGTTTGATTACGATAGCGCTAACGAATTGTTGTCCACTTACAAGC